TAGACTTGGGTGGGTCTGTCTCTGTAATTTTTTCTATGGTCTTAGCCATTTCTACCTCCAATCCTTCCTGCAATCACATATTCTTTTAAACTCTCTACCTCCCTCTCCACATTCTGCATTCTGGTGTCCAACTGACCAATGGCAGTCTTAACCTCAATCCAATCGGTTTTATCCAATGATTCTCTGACCAAATCCTCAAACTTGTCTGTGAGTTTTATACGGTCTTGTCGAGCCTGATTCTCAGTTCTGTAAAACCACATACCCAAAATGATCAACATTGCCCCCACAATACCTTGACCCATGATCATGTCTACCAGTTGATTTGGGAGTTCGTTAATACCAGAACTTTGTGGTTGCACTACACTGAACTGGTGGTACTGAGGTTCAGGTGGTACTTGCATTTGTTGCATCGTTTGTTGTGCCTTTGTCATGTGATGACCCATGCCGTATGCAGTACCTATGAGGAAAATGCTTGTCAGAATTAGTTTTCTCATACGACTCTCTCAATATCTGTCTGTGCTTGCTCTTTAAGACCTTTAATTTTTCTGTCTCTCGTACCCACCTGATCTCCACCCTGATCCATGTAGCTCATCTGAAAGTCTTTGAGATAGGTCATGGTGGGGTCCACAGGCTTGCCCAAAAGAATGCTCAGTTGAATCTTTTGAGGTAAGGTCATGTCAGGTTCTCCATTTGCCAGACCCTTAAATATTTCACCCTGTATGTTTTGGAAAAATTCTGGATAAACAGAAACCAATGCTTCCCGGTGTTCAGAGGTCAGTGTGCCATTTATCAAGTGACCAAAGATTTTTAAAGGCTCATTAACAATTTCTGAATACCTCATAAATTTTGCTAATTCTGCAGGGTTTGGCGTATAAGGTTTTTCTGGTAAAACTAACTGTAAATTTGCAGATGGATCTTTAGGTAGTTTTGAATGTAGAAAATTTACACCTCTTGCTAAGGACTGCATCACTGCACCCTGCACTGCAGTGTTACCTTTCATTGTTGGCATTGACTGCTCAATGCTTGCAAACAAAGAGTCTTGATTCGTCATTACCTCATTCAGATCTTTTCTCATTTTCTCAAAGTTTTTCATTTGAGACTTCATGCTTTCTCGATCTGGATAAGTTCTACCTGCTACAACCGGGACTCCTTTCAAAGTCCCTTTCATCAAACCTTTTACTGCTTTTGTCATAATGCTTTGAGTTCTGGATATATTTCCCAGAGCACCTGTCATGTCTAAAATATTGTCCAGAGTTCTAGCAGCAATGAGTTCTCCTTTGTCCCTTGCCATTTTTCGGAGCAACATACCTGTCATCAAACCTGCAGTACCACCACCTATGCTTCCCAGAATGGACTCTCCTGCAGCAATCCCTCCTGCTCCCAGACCTGCACCTAAGTTCATTGATGTGAGTCCAAATGTATTGTTGACTGCATCTCTTCTTACTGATGCAGACATGAGCATCTCTAAATCTCTGAGATCTCCATAATCATTTTTAAGTTGTTTGAATGTTTCAAAGAGTGCTTTGTCTGGGTTATTTATCAGACTTTGCTCCACACGTTCCAAAACATTCTCAGACTCTTCTCTGAGCACCTTGGACATAGACCCATAGATTCGGTCCATACCATCAGAAACCGATGTCCCAGGCATGGGTTTAGTCCAGTTCTTGAGCTTGGAATACAGACGTTTCTGTGTCTCTAATCCAAAGAAATCTTGATCAGGAAGTTTTCTAATCTCATCAATCTCTTTGTCTGCTTTATTGATCAGATTCTTTACTGCTTTTGGTAATTGATTTTCTGGTATGAGTTCACCAGAAGGATCTTTAAACTGTGCTCTGATCTCTAACTTCATTCGGTCTGCTAGATCACTGGTACTGACTAAGAAGTTGTCACCTTGAACCTTTCTGACCTCTTTCAAAACATCGTTGAGCTTCTGACCTGTCTGGGGTATTAGACTGTCCTGAAGTGTGTTCAGAATATTTTCATGATCTGACAGAGATTTGATTGCTCCTTGTTGTTGAAGCTCTCTCATCCTTCTGCCAATCTGACCAACTCTTTCCCGATTCATCCCATAACGAGTCAGTTTGTTGTATTCAGGAGTCCTTGCACCTGTAGATCTAAAGTAAAGATAATCTGCCAGAGACTTGCCTTTCCCCCCAACAAAAGAAAGAGATCGAGATAACAGACCAGAAATACCACCTATTGCACTTCCAAACCCAGATCCTGCTATAATTTGCTCTGCAGACAGGTTGGGTTTTTCATTTAAGATAGACTCAGAGACTGCCATTGGTGTGGTTGCAATGGCACCCTCCACTGCTCCAGAAGCAATACCTCCAGTAATCTTACCTTTGAGTCTACTCTTGACTAAGGAACTACCGATAGCCATTGCTCCACCCACAGGTGTGAAGCGTGGCAGAACCGCAAGAGCTTCACCTGTTAAGTTAAAACCAGGATTAGCATCACGGTAGGCTTTGATAGCATCTGCAGGAATACCTGCATCTGTCAGAAGTTTGTCTGAGTATCCGAATGAGAGGGATCTGAGAAAACCAAGTGCTAGAGAAGTTCCTGGTCTTTTAGAAGCAAATGACCTGAGTTTTGCCAACTCAACATCTTTTGCCCCTGCATACTGATAACCATCTCTTAGTGCTAAATGTCCATCAGTGGCAGGTATCTCAAACACATCACCAGTGTCATCTTTGATGTGTACTTTGTCACCCTGTAGAAAAGAATGACTGCCACTCAAAACTAATTGAGCAACTTCATTATCAGGAACAGTTCTGACTTCCTCTGTCTCGTAATCGTAAAGTCTTGCCATTATTGACTTATGTTGCCTACTTTTTGTGCCTTAGAAGCATCAAATCTTCGTTTTTTCTGTGTCCCTTGTTGGTTTTGTTGACCTCTGGTTCTAATGTTTACAACGTCATTTCTGACTAAAGAATCTCTGTAAGTTCTTCTCATTTCATTTTGCAGGTTTTTTAGACCAGAGACATAAGTTCCAAATGCCAAATCTTTGACATCAGGATCTCCCACAATACGGTCAATAATGACAACCTCAGTACCTGTCAGGTTTGCCCCTGCTTGTGCAATCTCTCTTTGGTAATAACTCTTTAACAATGCGTGTAACTGTCTTACTTTTTTACCTGCTTCAGTAACACTAATTTTTGCTTGGACGGGTTGTGCTTCTGCTATATCAATAAGTTGCTCTATCAAGCCTTTATTTGATTCTTTGTAAGAGACTAACCTTTTGTAATCATCATCCATAAGATCGTAATAGGCAGGATTTGAATCTGGATTACCCATGATCTTCATATAACCACCTATAAAAGTATTAAAATTTTCAAACACTTTTAATATTTTTTCTTTAGACATTGATTCACCAAACTCACCCACTTGATTACCTACAAGTTTTACAGTTCTCAAACGTGTAAGTTCATCTTGAGATAATCTGTTTTTTGCTAATTCAGCATTGTAGGCAAGTATTGCCTCCTTACTTGCTTGATTTAGTCTTTTATCCTCTAATTCCAATCCTGCAATGGTCGTTTGACGTTCAAACAATCTGTCTGCTTCTGCATAAAGTTCTGCTTTTCTTTGTGCCAAGATTTCATTCTGTGTAAGCAAAGAAGTTCTCTGTCTCTCTAACTGCTCTTTCTGGATAGCAAGATCATCATCGATTGCTTTGTTAATGATATTCAGAGCAAAGTTAGGTGTGCCTGTCATTGCACTAGCATAAGCACCCAAACCTGCAGCAATGGCTGCAAGAAACTTACGTCCAGTGTCTTCTTTGCCAAAGTAAGGTTGAATTTTACCCTCTGAGATCTGCAGTAATTTTTCGTTGTTTGCTTTGATTTCTTCATTAATGTCTTGGAGTGCAGTCACATCAAGACCATCCTCAAACATAAACTCAGTTTCTGCGATTTCAATCACTGCATTTGCAGCATCCTCATCCTCAATAATCTGCTTAACACCTGACTCATTTGTGACTTTGGTCACAGTAGTGTCTTCAGTTGTGTCAGTTGGTGTTGTAGTTGGCGAGACTGCAGGTTTTTGAAGATCAGTGGCTTTACTTATAGCTATATCTGCTATTTGTTCTGGCACTGCACCACCTTGAGTGGGATCAGGATCTTCACCTCCAGGTAATATAAAGTTTTTGACACTATCTATAGTTTTATCAATCAGTGTTTGATCAACATCTTTTTTTTGTTCTTCTGGCAGATTTTTTACTACCTGATTGACTGCCTTCTTAATATTTTCATTTTCAGTAAAAGGTGGAGTAAATCCCAGTGTTTCTACTGCATTATTAAATGATGCTTTTGCTTCTGTCTGTAAACCTGACATTTCTTCAGATGACCTATACATAAGATCACCATCTTTACTAAGGGCATAGGGTAGTCCTAAAGTGTAGAGTGTATTTTCAAAAACGTAGGTTGTTACAGGATCAGTCAATCCAATAAAGGTCTGGTCTGAACCAAGTAAAGGTCTTAAACCTGCACCTGGAAACTGTGTCTTTTTACTCTCTGCGGTATCTGTAGCAACAATTTCACCCTGACCTTCAAGCACCGTAGGAGGAGTAAGATCTGTTTGGTTTACTGTCTCAGCAACTGGTTCAGGTTGTAAGTTTTGTTGCAATGCAGACTTAATCGAGTCATCTGTAAGTTCTAGGGTGTCCAAGTCTTGTTGGACAGTGTTTCTGACTATAGGTCTTTGTCTTGGGATGGGTTGTCTATCAATCTTTGTCTCCTGCACAATATCTGCAGGTTTCAGGTCCATTGCAGTCTGAGGTTCAGTCTGTGGTTGAGTATCAGTCCCACCTTTCACCTGTCCATCCTCTACAATAATAAATCTGGGAATGTTACGAGCAGACTCTGCACCTGTGCTCTGTACCAGATTTAAAAGAGATGTCTGGATTCCTCGTTTGTTCAGAGTCTGCAGGATCTGATTGCCTGTCTGCCCACTTACATCAACAATTTCCTGTGCCATGTTTTTTCCTTACGTTGCAAATGCTGAGACTATGGTTGCAATAGCTCCTATAGTTGCTGCCCTTTCTTTAGAATCTGCAGCGTACTTTTTTGCCTGTGAGTTAAGGTTAGCAATGGCTAATTGAGTGTCTGCATTTAACTGTGCAAGTTTTTCCTGCGTTTCAAACCCCAACTCTGCAAGTTTGGTTTTTACATCTAATTCCAACTCTGTTAAATCAATCTTGACCTCAATGCCCTCCAATGCCATTTGACCCTGATAGTTGGCAAGGGCAAGTGCATCATCGAGTGCTCTGGACCTAAGTGCTAACTCTGCATCCAGTTTAGACAGGGTAATGTCTTTCTCTAGGTTTGCTAATGCCACTGCAACGTCTATCCTGCCCTGTGCCAGTGATCTCTGTCTCCGGGTGTCAAGGTTTGCCAACTCAACATCTCTGTCCAGATTAGCCTTGGTGATCACCCTCTGAAGGTTGGCTTGTTGGATGGAGAGGTTACGAACCTGATCCAGATCTGCTTGCTTAAATGCTTCCTGCTTCTTGGTCTCCAAGTTGACCATTGCTACCTGCAGTTCACGATCTCCTTGTTGCTTGTAAAGTTGAACCAGACGGTTCTCTGCATCAATCTGTTCTCTGGATCTGAGTTCTGCAGCCTGTCCTGAGAGGACTTGTGAGGTTTCTGCAAAGATGTTTCTGATCTGTCTGAGCTTGGCAGGGTCTGCAGTTCCTGCAGTTGCCCCCAGAAGACTTCTAAGGTTCTGCTCTGTGGCACGTTTGAGTTGCAGTTCTGCAGGAGATGTTGCTTCACCACGGACTCTTTGGAGGAGGTAGTCTGCAAGTTGATCCTCACCCTCTACTACTTTGTCAATCAAGTCCCTGTTTAGTTCTCCGATCTCACCAACAATGACACGATCAGGAGCACCCACCTCACCTACTGCAACCTGATCTGCAGGAGCAACCTCACCTACAGTGGGTGCAGTTGCATCATCTACAGGGGCAGCCTGGATTGCAGTTCTAGCAAAGGCATCCACTTCTTCTGGAGTCAGAGTGAACCGTGCTTCTCTGACTGCAGTCTGCAACATAGAACCAAAGATGTTTCTCTGAGTGTCTTCACTGAGCCTATTGTAGTTTCCTAAACCTTGTGAGATCTGGTCATAAGTCAGGTTCTGAAGTGCAGTCTGGTCTAGGTTCTGAAATGCCCTGCCAATGTCATCAGACAGATTTTTGGTCTGCAGTTTAGATTCTTCAAAGGCAAGGATTTTCTTTTCGTCAAACTTCTTCCTGACTTCATCTTCAGGTAAATCTGCAAAGTAAAATTTATCTGGTTCTTGGAGCTTTAAGGTATCGAACTCTTGGTCTGTAGTGAGGGTATCAAATGCAGTTTCAAGTTGTGCTCTTTGAGTATCAATCCGTTGATTAGCAAGATCTGCATCTGCTTGAGATGAGTATTCTCTGCCTAACTTGTCAAAGAACTTGGGAGGTGGAGTGTAGATAGGAATGTTGTCAGAACTGTCACCACCACCACCTTGATTTTTTCTTTTTGCAATTACATCAATTCTTGTCTCAAATGCTCCTTGGTCTGGTTTTTCTTCAGGTTCATTACTTCCAGTAAACTCACCTGAGTAAGTTTCTGCTTCGTCTGGTTGGTAACTCCTAATCGGCCCCCCACCTACACCAAAACCCTGAGTTCCAGGGATAGGTTCTCCAGATCCTCCTGCATCACGGAGCATCTGTGCTTCACCAGGATTGATAAAGGCCAGACCCTCACCTCTGGTTTGTTGGAGCAGTCTTGCAAGTCTCAGGAGTTCATCGTCTGTGAGACCACCGGGGTTCATTGGATTCATCATACTAATTTTTGTTGTGGTAGTTTCATGCCTGTGTCTCTGAGACCCACCTCCAACATCATATTGGAGACACTGTAGGACTGACCCACTTCAGGCTTTGCAGTCGCAGAGTCCTCTGTGTCCTCTATGGTAAATCTCAAGCACTCACATTTCTGTTTACCCAAGTGCATTCTGAACTGGTACACCCCGTTTGCCAGATCTCCACTACTACCTGATGCAAAGGTCTGAGATGCAAAGGGGTTTTCTTCTGCAAACTTAGTCAGAAAGAGGTCACGGGAGTAGTTAAACGTGTGTGTCTCTCGAAAGAATGGTTCAAAGTCATACCCTACCTGGACCTTGAGGATGTGATCTGACTGATACTCTCCTAAAACAAATGCCTTACGGACCCTTTGCAGACCCTGCACTGCATCAGTCTTTAGCCATGAGGTTGTCAGTTTCAGAGGATAGAAAGCACCGTCATCTGTGTAGGCAGACGATTGCTCCCACACAGACCCGTCTGTTCTGAGGTAGACATAGTTTCCTGTCTTCTGCCAGACCGTTGCTCCATTACCTTGATGTGAGGTGAATATGGAGTATTTGTTATAGTAGTAGTCATAGCAGATGGTGTCACCATTACTGCAAAGAAACCTGACCTGATTTACATCCTGCAGGAGATCTGCAGAGGTGATGATGTTGGAGTTAAATCTCTCCACAGGTGCTCCAATGTAGACAGTCTCCAAAGAACGATTGAGCAGATAGATCCCTTTGTTGGACTTAAACAGAATGCCTTGAGGGATTAAGACTATGGATCTGGGGTCCACACACCCTGCATCTGAGGTGATCAGTTGTGCATCACTAAAATCATTGTTATCCCCGGTGGGTGTAGGTCCATTACCTGTGATGAGAAAGATCCTGTTATCCTCAAAGAGAATCAGTTTCTCGTCCATTTGCTGAATACCCGTAATGGACTTTGCTTCGTTGACTGTGATCTTAAATGAGTCATTGAACTCAATAGCACTGTCACCCAATCTCTGTTTGGAAAAGTACAGAACCTGTGGATCTTCTGAGGAGACCACAAACATCCTATTCTTAAACGTACCCAAAACAGACTGAGCAGGAGGTGCTATGTTGTCCAGAACCCCTCCGTTGGTGTAAAGAGACTCCAGACCAATCAGATTTGCATCAGTAATTGATGAATCGACAAAGCTTACTGTGTCTGCAGACTCATCATTAGAGACAGAACCCACCTTGAAGTAGAGAGTCCCGTTGTTAGTGGTCCTGTAAACCTCCACATCCACTGCACTGTGATCTGTGATCCTCAGTGTAGGTATGGTCAGTGTGTTTTTGGAGGTGCTTCCTGTGGTGGTTTGTTGGACTCCAGAGGACGGTGCAGATCTGTGTATCCTCCCATTTGCATCTGTGAAGACATAGATCACTTTGTAACTGTATGTTCCTGCAGCCAGTGACCCACTGGACGTTGCAGTTGCACAGGACACGTTCTCAGGAAAGATGTGGAATCCTAATTCTGCAATCTCCTGGGTGTCATACAGAGATGTGAATCCTCCACCAGTGAGCAGAGACTTACCCAACTGCTTCGTCAAGAAGGTTCTGTTACCCTCAAAGTCCACAGACAGTCTGGATATACCTTTCAGACTGTAGACGTTGTTTCCTGTACTGGTCAGTCTGGTCTGTACTTGCGCAGGACATTCAAAGATCCCTGATGCAGTGTTTAGAATACTTGTGGTTACACCACGGGTCAGGTGTGCTCCTGCTAAACCCTGTTTGTACTTAGCGAGTACCAGACCTGAAGAGTCTATAAGGAAGTATGTAGGTTGCAGAACACTCTCATGAATCACCCACAGATAGGTGGTACTGGAGAACTGGAAGGGTCTGGAGACCAAACCTACAGACCTCATAACCACTGTGGCAGAAGTAATCGAGTTTGAAGTGGTGGTAAATGTTCTTTTGTTAATCAGATGATCATAAGTATTGGAATCATCATGTTCGTAATACACCTCCAAAGTAGAAGCATCAGACAAGATCATGGAGATCCGATTGATCTTGGTAGCATCTGCAGAGGTGGTGGACCCATCTGTGGTCAGATCCTCACTGAGATGAAAGACCTTCAGACCCGTCCCAGAGGTACTCTTGCCAAATGCTACATAAATGTCTGTGCCAATACTCTTGTCTGCAGAAATGGACAAAGAATCTTCAGCCTGTGCCGATAAGGTTGCTTCATTAGGAAATCCTGATGCCAAACTACCCTTTGCTGCACCTGAATCAATGTAGCTAACTGTGACGGTATTAGAGGTGTTTGCATAAGCTACTACTGCAGAGTCATCTGTAGAGTCATATTTAACTACATCAAACAGAAATGAAGTCGTATTTATGTCAGAAGCAATTGTAACAATGGCACCCAGACTTGTGGGTTGTTCCACATTGATCTGTCTGGCAGCAAGTTTCTCAAGTCCTGTGTCTGTATCTGCATAAAATATCGTGATATTCTTACCCTGTGAGACCACTCTGGGACTTCTGCCATTGCTATTTACCAGTGCATCTTCTAGGACAACTACACCATTGTCTGAGTCTAAGACACTGCAACGTACTCCTCCAGAGGTGTCCTCCCAAGCATAGACGATGATATTTTCACTGAGAGCACAATCGACTGCACTTTGCTGATTCTCATTTCTGATAAGGTCTGTAGAGGTTGCATCAACTGATCTGAACCCACCACGGTCCACCCACTTATTTAGACCTGAAGCATACGAATAGAGTTTGTTGGAACCAAAGACCAGGAGTTCATCCTCCAAGGATGTCAGTGCTTCTCCTGTAGGAAGTGTGGACCCATCCACTAACTCTGTACCCAGAGCAGAATAGCCAAACCTCTTCTCCACAGATTTGCCCTTGGTGAAGACTGCATTCTCCAATTCCACCAGTTTGGAGGAGAGAACTAACTTCTCATCTGTCTTGGTGTCTAAAGACCCGGAGAGGTCAATTGGGACGAGTGCTTTTTGGAGTGGCATTCTTAGAGTTATCTAAATCCAATAGGGCTTGTCTGTAACCTAACAACCGTTGTTGTTCTACTGAGAAATGGTTTAACTTTTCTTGGATTTGTACTAACTCTTGGTCTATCTCTTCTAAAGTTTTCATTTAGGCTTTGGATACTTGTCTTTTACTGCTTTTATCTTAGCTTTCCACCCATCTATATCATGGTAGATCATGTCCAATTGTTCTCCCAGACCGATGGCATCATATTCCTCTAATCTTTTCCTTTGATACTCGTTATCTGCATACTGCTTTTCTAGCTCTGCAATTTTATCGTTTATCTGCTTATCAGATGGTCTTGTTACTTTCCCAATATGTGATTTTTCAACAATGACATACTTTGTCTGCATTCGTTGATCATTAGGAATTTTGTTTCCATCAGAATCAGTTTCAGCCCAACTATACCAATTGGGAGTCTCAGGTAGTAATATTTTTAAAGCGTCTTGCAGATAATCTCTAATCATGTGTCACCTAATCTAAGAAATGTGAAGTGTGTTCTATTGATTGATGCGTGACCCATCAAATATGCATTTGTAGTGCTTGTTTCAACACTAAATTTTACCTTATGCGTTGTTACGTTAGTGCAATCAAATAAGTAACAAGCACTGTGACTTTGCCAATGACTAGTGGTGTACATGCTTGCATAAGTTTGAAGCTTTAAAGTATAAGTATCACCTGATCCAGCATCTACTGCGGTTTTAAGATGAAGACCACCATATGCTACCGTACCAGAATTTGAATTAAATAACCCAAGAAGAGAAATTAGCCACTTACCTGTTACTGGAAAAGTAAAAACACCTGACGATTCAGTCATAGCAGATCCAATTGAACCAAAATCACTATTGTCAACACGATATAAGTTTGAAGTAATGTCTCCACTGCCTGATGTATAATTTACGGTAAGCCTCCATTGGTCTGCATTTTTAATTCCAGTAAAACCAGTAGCATTACTACCTAGTGTCAGAGTAGGATTATTCTGGTTGATTGTAACCTGACCATCTGAGGCTATTGACAGTCCAGTATTACTGCCAGTTAGGTCTTTTATATTCGATACTTGTAAATCGCTAGGCATGATTTTTATTTGGGTTTAGTGGGCCAAGTAACCCCTGTTAGTTGTCCGTTATTATCTAACTTAGGTTTTGCATTAGCAGGAAGATCACGCAAGGCTTGTCTATATATTTGCCATTCACTTGACATTGTGACATCTGAGTTACCCATCCAATCAGAATTTTTCAAAAGTCCGTTTCGGTGATCTCTAACAAACCGCATAGCAATTTGATCATTTGTAGGATCTGAAATTCCTTTAGTAATCAATTTTGACCTACACATGCGAATATCCAGTTCTGTTAATGTCATGCCTTGACCTCAAATAAATAAAATTGAAAATCTGGTGAAGTAAAATTCTGCATTTCAACATGTGTCGTACTTCCTGAACCTCTAGAAATTGCAATTGCATAATCTGGGGTTGTGGCATCTTGTGGATTAGAATCATAAGCCCAAAATGAAACTGGGCAATAATTATCACTATCACTACCAAGTCCAAAATTTGATCTACTTATTTGCGTTCCAAGACTTGCTGATGTTCCTTGATAAATAGAAACTACTCCAAAGCTATTTGTATTTGCATTAATAGTCACAAAACATTGACAATAGATTAAAACATGATTCCCTGATGTTATTGTAATCTGTCCAGTAATATCGCATCTTCCAGTATCGGTATTTGTACTAACTACACTTGTATTTGTATTGGACAAAGTTGGATTGTAAACTGCTTGCACTATATGACCTGACGGAAAAACAACATTACCCCCAATAGTCCCTCCACTTAAAGTTCCACTTAAAGATACATTACCAGTAGAATCAGCAATACTAATTCCAGCAGTCCCGTCTTTTGCTTTTACAGATGATACTTTTATTTCAGAACTCATGATGCCTCACATTTAAGAGCTTTAAGTTCATCTGTAGTTTTACAAGAATCTACTTGTTTTGTTATATCTCTAAGCCTCTGCTTTTCTGCTACAATTGCTTTTGTGTCAGATCCAGATTCTTGAGCTTGCATAAACAAAATATCTTGTGCTTCTAGTAAAGGTTTTCTTTCAATCCTAAGTCGTTCCTTGGTTATATCTTTTGCTTTATCCATGTTGATCGTAATACTCATGCACCAACTCCATCATAACTGTCTGTAAAATCATACTCCCAAGCATCCCTAAATTCAAAATCTTTTGGTAGATCTAAATTATCAATAATTTTATATTTAACGCCAGTTGGAACGTCTTTAAGTGCAGTTTCTTCTAATGGCAATTCGCCAGTTGGGAACAATAGGGTTATTCCTGTTTCGTTTGGATATATTATTGTTTTCATTTTCAGCAAAATATAGCTACGCAAATTAAATGAGCATTTGTAGTTGTGCTTTGATTATGTGAGACTACACCTACAGATGTTTGGGTAAAATCTCCAAAACCTCCGGCAAATGCATTAAAAAAATCATTCCTGGTAGTTCCTGTAGCTCCGTTTTGATACATAGAACCACTATAATTGGCGTGTGGCATTCCTTTTGTAAAATTAACTGTATACTTGCCTGTAGTTGAACTACCAATAGACGAAACATTGTATGAGTTTCTTATCATAGCTGTTCCAGGGTTTGTGCTAAAATCTCCAGCCCCATTAAAATTAACCCAAGCTCTTACTCTAGCATTACTACCTATTGTTTTAGATCGTGCATCTGCACTTGATTCAACTAATCCACTCATATTAACTCCAATCTTGGTCTATAAAAGTGCAGTAACCATCTATGCCTGAACCAGATGCAGTAAATAATAATTTATCACTAGGGCGTAAAACTATTTTATCATTCCAAACAAAAGTACCAAAACCAGAAATGGATTGGGATTGTAATAATGCAATTGAGTTTGAACCATCGTAGGCATCTAATTCAAAAGTTTTTGTACCACCACCTTGTTCAGTAAAAACAATGCTTATAACTGTAATTATATGATTAGCAGGAACAGTGTAAGTACTGGTTCCGAGTGTTGCATTAGTCCCATCCCATCTAAATGCTGTTTGAGAAGTTGATTGTGATTTTATTGTTGTTCTGTTTAAAACCTCTGTCCCAGATCCGCTTGGTATAGCCATATCAACTCATTATTAATGATCGGTGTAATGCCTTTTGAGCAAAAGATTGTTTGTCATGGATGCCACCAGTTTTTGCTTGTATAGCGTTGTTATCCACAACAATGTAACTAGAGAATAAAGCTTTTAAAAAATTCATAATTCCTTTCTAAACAATGACCAGAGTTCCATTAACAGTAAGAGATCCATTTGTACCTATAGTTACTGGCCCAGCCATTACCGCATTTTCATCTGAGGTTATTTCTACTGCACTATTAATAGTAGCAGGATTCCTTAATATACCTGACAAAGTGCTAGAAACATGACCAGTAATACCACTACTATCTGTTTGTAATGGTGTAAAGTTTCCTTGAGTTAAACTGCCGTTTCCTTGTCTTTTCATTATGCGTTCTCTAATACAGAAACAATAATATCCGCTTTAGTATCTACACTACACCTTGCGTGTATCTTAGTAGTGTCAGAATCAATTACAATCTTACCATCGACTAACTCTACGTTACCCCCTACTGGAATCGTAACGTCTTTAGCTATGTAAGTAATTACATCAGGATCTCCATCAGTAATTAAAGCTACATCAACTGTTACTGTTGCTGTGTGAATGTTTGCTACATTACACCCAATAAGGACATGACCTTTGTTTGATGTAAGTGCAGTTAAAGAACCTACTAAAGTGTTTGCTAAATTATAGGTACTAAATGCGGTATTTTTTACGTTTCTACTTTTATTTACAAATTTAGCCATAGGTCATCCGAGGGCAATACTAAACACAATTGAGTTTGATAAAGCATTTGCTTCTGTTGTTGCGTCACCTGTGTCTGAGTGAGTTATTGTTGCTAACCCTGCTTCAGTAGGGGTTTGATTAATAAATTTAGAGGTACTGTTATCGTAGGCTAAAACTTCATTATCACCAGCAGAAGTAATAGTAACATCTAGTAATTCGTTTATTTCATTAACTGTTGCTATTTGTGTAGCTACATAAGCCTTAATTGATTGTTGTGTAGCCAGCTTAGTATTACTATCGGATGCCATGTCATCTTCATCCAAGATAGCACTACCAGAAACACTAGTATTTAAAACAGGGGATGTAATAACTGGTCCTGTCAATGTCCCTAAACTAGCAGTATCAACATAGTTCTTATTAGCAACATCGTTACTGTTAGTAGGATTAGCTACACCAAAGATTCTTTTATCTACACCAGAAATCTGTACGTTGAATTGGGTAGTGTCATTGGCATCCAAACTAATAGACTCATCTGCTCTATCGACTGCTTCTAATGACAGGAAACGTGCTTGGTTAGCAGAGGTATTAAGGTCCGTATCGGTAAGAACAGAGTCAGAACTAAAGGATACTTCAGCAGTTGTTCTATTGGTTAACCTAGAGATCCGCATTACCTGACTAGTAGATAATGTAGGTACTCCGCTACTTACAATTCCTGTGATATTAACACTTGTAAGAATAGTAATAGTACCACCACTACTTGTACCAGAAACAGTATATTCAGCATTTTGAACAGACCCAGTATCATCATCTGGAAGTCTTGTGCCTGTGTTATACTTCCTTACACCATCGAAAAGATGTTTACCACCAATCGTTACTTTAATGTTGGTAGTGTTATGACTAACTGCATCAAAGCTATAGGCATAAGCAGTACCATTAGCAGTAGTATGTTCTTGATAGGATAAAGCCATTATCTAAGGAATGCTTGGTTTACTGAAGCTGGTTTCTGCATTTTCTGGAGGTCATCCATCTTAAATGCACGAATCCGTTGAGTTAATCTAGGGAACTGTCTAAGAAGTTGTTGTTTTGCTATTAATTTATGTTTTCGTAGAGAAGATTCTATTAGTCTTCTTTGTTGTCCTTCCTGCATTTTCTTGAAGAAAGGTTTATTAAGCATAGGTTCCAAATGTTTCTTATTTAGATCCCCAGCAGTCTTAGACCAAAAGTATCTTTCTTCAGCAGTTAAAGGAATAGTGTCTGTCCCAAACTTACCTCTAGTAATAATCGATCTCCACCTTGAAGGTGGTTTAGATTGTACATTCAACTCTGTAATTTTTTTAATCAGAGGTGAAGTTTGTTTTGGTCTTTTAGGAACTGGCGATAAATATGCTTGTGCTATATGCCAATATTTATCTGTACCTTTATTTTCATATACAGATGCTTTAACAGGCTCACCAACATAGTTTAATCTAGGCATAAGGTCACCACTAAAACCTTTAGGTTTTCCTGGCATATTTAGTGGACTAACTGGACCAAGTATTCTTAATGCTTCTGGATTACGTTTATAATAATCGTTCCATAAATCTGTATAAAAATCTGCTGATCCTGTTTGTCTTACTATTTGATCGTATGCTCTAGCAGAGTCACCTCGTAATGCTGAGTAGAAAGAAACAATAGGGTTGTAAGCATTAAATAACTGTTTCTTTGCTTCTTTGCTTTTTAACGGATCAGAAGTAAGCAAACTAACAATATTAGAAAAACCTCTTAGCATAGCTTTATCTTCTGCTAATGCTATTAACTGATACACACCCTGACTAACTACATCTTCTAACTTAGAGTTATAATATTCCTTTTCCCCTTGTTCTAAGTATTTAGGATCATTATAAATTTTAACCAAATTGTGAACATCAGCCGCCAACCCAAACATGGTTCCTATGGGGTCAAGCCTATTAAAAGGTACGTAACCATCTTCTGTTACAAAAGCATACGGAGTTGTACCTTTTTCTAATAAGTTCATTCTTTGGTTTAAATTTTCTGGTAATGCACCAGTAATCATTCCATTCTCAGCAAAATTGTAAGCAATAGAATACATAGCAACACCAGTAGCAGTTTTAGCCATAGCTAACTGTCCTGCTCTTTGTCCGTTCTTAAACCTAAAATCACTAAATCGTGTACCATCAAACAATAATTGGATTCCTGGGGTTCGTTCACCAGTAAACTTTAAGATATTTAATATTGTGTTATAGAAAGGAATATAGATTTGTCCTAAACCAAAAGGTGCAGATTGTCTAACCCTATCTATGCCTTGTAAAAATTTGTTCGATTGTTTTTGTGCAAAGATAGATTTTAATGTAGCTTCTTGTGCTTCTAAATCTATACCTTCTAAATCAGCATATTGTCTTAATTGATCTGGTCCTAAGTTTCTTACTTTATTGTACTGCTCTAAAAATTGTTCTCTTCCTTCTTTTGAACCAAAGAACCTTGCTTGATCTGGTACTGATTTTCTAGCAAAGACATACGCTTGTGCGTGTTTCTCCATGTTGTAAGACAACCCCCTAAAAAATTCGTCATTGGAAAGTAATAACCTTGAGGGGAATCTAGTTAAAGTACCTATGTGGTCAATAAAAGATCCAAAAGCACCACCTACATTAAAATTTTCAGCAGTAATAACATTTCTTTGTGCTAGTTCTTGTTTGACCCACATTTTGTTAGATGGTGCATCCTTAGCAAATGCGTATGCCATACCCTGCCAACCTTCAGCAATACCCATTTTCATACCATGAGCTAACGCTAATGCTTCACTAAATTGAACCCCATCACCTTTACCAATAACTTTACCCGCACTATTAATACCACTAGCAATAAATCTTTCTTCTATTGCAGTAGCAACAGACATAAGATTACCAGCACTATTAGCCAAGGTACTGTCTAAACCACTAAGAATTCCGTTAATATATACTTGTATTAAACCTTGTGTAATTTTACCCCTAAGTGTGGGTTCGTAACCTTTTGCTATTTTACTGGCTTTTCTAATTGAGTCTTTATCGTTAGAAAACCTGAGTACACGTTCTGCATCCTTTTGGATAGTGCTAACACCACCAAACTGATCTTGAAAGAATTTAACTTGTGCATCTTGGGCTGATTTAGATTTGGTATCTATTTTTAAAGCATTTAATGCTCTACCTATTTCGCTTTTAATACCAAGTGCTTCTGACTGAAAACCAGCATGAATAGCTTTTTGTCTCTGGTATGCCATTTGTGTTCTGGTCACACCATGATCTATGTTGGTTCCTCTAAACTCTGGTGCTACTTCATTCTTAGATACATATTCTGCAAGTTCATATAATTTTTTTGCAGACTTCTGCATTAATATTTGGACTGCTACTGCTTTTGAAGATAGCTGACCAGTTTCTAGATAAGTCCTATTTATAAAGCTGGCAGTACCTAAAGAATTTTGACTAAGGTTCTTTACAAATTCTTCTGCTTCTTTTTTTGTTAATTTTTGTGTTTTAGCACCAATACGAGTTTTACCAGTTTTTTTATTTCTTATTGTTTCTTTTGCTCCAGTACCTACTCGTCCTAGTATTTCAATATCCCCAAAGGCTTCTGATACACCAACAATGGTGTTCCTAATAGAATCATCGTCTTCAATTGTATTTATATTAAAATCTAGTTTGTCTACATTACCTTTTGTGTACTCATCAAAAGAAACATCACGTTTACCAAGCCCATCTAAAAAGTCATCTGATAACCCAGCAAACAATACTGGTTTGTCTACACCTTCTTTTACTCCGCTATCTATCTGAGGTGACATTCCCTCTTCAATTGGGTTGCTATCTATCAACTCATCTACATCCCTTAAAGAATCCTCTTGGATTGCTTTACTGGTCTTCCTCAATCCCTCTCTAGTCCATTTCAATCCATTAAAGATTCCTTCAAAAGCAAATCCTAATCCTGCACCTTCTATAGCATTTTTCAGTCTACCATTAAGTTCACTATCTAATTCTTCATCACCTTCAGGGGCCGATAACCAGTTGGTAATAGGATCTCGTAAACCTCCATACTCTCTGAGCATATTGGATAATCTAGGATCATTTGCACCAAAAGCAGTAAAGTCAGCAATACCAGATTTGACCATTGTTTTGATTAAGTTGTTTCCACTTACAACTCCACCTACTTTAGGTACTGCTGTTAATGCTTTTACACCTAATCCTCCAGGTACTAAAAAACCAGTAGCAAATTGAGATAAACCTCTAATAAAACCACCTACACCTGAATCTGGTGCATCTAAAGTATTTAACCTACCATCTTGTGTTAAGTCATACCCTGCTACAGAGATGTCAGGCAAAGATATGTCAGCATCAAACTTACTTCCAACATAGTTAAAGAGAGTACCCATCTCATTGAGAGCATCGATAAATCCACCAGCAACTTGTCCAACAGATTCATGCAATACGTTGTAATCGTCATCTTCACCTACTTCTATTTGTTTCAGATACTCAGGTTCAGTTGAATTATCAAATAACTCTGCTTCTTCTCTGTAACTTATTTCTTCAAGTGAATTATTGTCACTATAGGTATTGTTTAATAACGATTCAGTAAATGTTGCTTTCATTTAGGTTCATTTCTGGCAGGGGTAAGCATTCTCCAAAACCTTAACGATAATGATGGTTTTTCATTTCTTTTACGATTAATCCAGTTAGTAAAATGAGAAGGTGGGGGATCATCTGTATTAAATAAATATTTTTGTACTTCTTCTAACATATTTATTTTTTCTCTAAATCCAGCACCAGCATTAGCGTATAATTGTTGTGCTTTTGGTCTACTATAATCACCTTCAAACAATTCTTCCCAAAGATCCCTGTTTGTAAAATATAGGGTATCTCTGTAAAATGCTTCAGGTACTCCATTTTCTAATGTTTTATACATATCTGGTAAAGTACCTTCTATATTTCTTACATCTATTTTTGCTTGATTAAGATTAGTTTCTAAGTTGGTGCTTATACTTTGTAACTCATTCATTCTCTGAATGTACTTTGGTCGCATTTCTTTAAAGAATTCTATTTCCTGCTGTATGCTGGGTTTATTTTGTTTAGTAAAGCCTTTTTCTTTAATAAACAATTCTACATCCCTATTAAATTCTAACTGTATTGATCTGTAAGCATTTAAGAATGCAGGATCTGATAAATTATATAGAAAACTTTCTTTACCCCCGAATATGCTATGTGCATAGGCTTCTAAACCTTTGAGTTCAACCTTTTGTGTTTGTAGTGGTCCTGCATCTGAATTGAACAACAAATCTACTAATTTTATTTGCTGGTTGAAATCTAGGTTTTTGTTTTTGCCTGTTTTAAAATATTTAGGATCATTTATAAGATTTTCTGTTGTTACTTTTCCTGTCAATATTTCTATTTGTAATTCTGCAAATCGTTCTGTGTCTCCGTTACCACCAGAAGTAGTGTAGCTATTAAAAGTCCTAAGAATGTCTGCTACTGGTAAATTAAAATCAATGTTCCAATCTTTTAATTGTAGTTCATCAATTTTTTTATTTAAATCTACAAGAGTAGTAATTTTACCTGAGTAGATGTCTTGATAAAGATCATCAGTAGCTTGGTTTCCATTTAGTATATTGGTTTTCCTACTATCGGTATCATCCTTAGAATCTTTGTTTTTCAACATGGTATTTATGTTACTTATACCTTGTTGTGCTACTTGTTCAAAAAAAGCATTACTAGCAATATTACCCCCACTTTTTACAAATGATTTATTAACATCATTTGCTTGTAATGCAGTCAAAATGTCAGTAAGTATTTCTTCTTCTCTATCTGTAATTTCACCAGCATTTTGTGTATCAGTTGGTCTAAGGAAAGAATCAGCATACCTAAAAATGTCGTTAATAATGATAGCTTGAGCATGAGATTCTTTTAGTCCCATCTTTCTACCTTGTTCTAACATAAGTCCTAATTGACCATAGAAATTAGCATTTATGTCATCTGGGTCTATCTCTGTCTCAAATGTTCTAGCTTTGCTTTTTAACCACTCATTATTCAATCTACTAAGATTCTGTACTTTCTGACCCTCTGTTCTTTTCAATAACCTCTCAAAGAACTTATCTTCAAATTGGTTAAATGCTTCTGTGTATTTTTCTAAATAAAAAGCATCTGCATTTTTTGGTAGTTGGCTAAATTGTCTCTCTTTAAATTCTTTAAATAATTGCTCTTCTGTAACATCTTTATCCCCATCTTTTTTTCTTTTATCAAATTTGATAAATATGTCATTCAGTTTTTTATCATCATTAAGTAACTTTCTACCATCTTCAATCCCATCTAATCCAGATTGGATACGTTGTACTTCTTTGTCATAAGAAGCAAAACTAGATTCAGTATCTAAATCAACATTTGGGTCTTCTGCTCTTAATGGATTGTAATAGTTCTTAACTGCATCTGCTCTTGCTTTTAACCTTACATCTTCTTCTTTACTTTCTCTGTAAGTCTGATATGCACCAAAACCAGCATCTATAATACCCTGTGTTGCCTTCAACCTTTGATTAGCAAACTCGATAAAGTTATCTAAGTCTCTGGTATCCTGCCTTCTAAAAGTATCTACTGGTCTTGCTTGAGGACGTAGGTTACCAAAGTTTGCTCGTTGGGTTACTCGTTCTACCATAATTAATTAGCTAAATAAGTAGTCATCTTTATAGTCAATATTTTTACCATATTGATAAGATTGGAATCCTGCACTCCCAGCACCTAACAAGGCAGTAAGAGGATCTGGTTTACTTGGTCCTCTAAAACTAAAGATCCTATCTTGCATCTTTGCTTTTGCTTGAAGTTTACTAATCTTTAACTGGTCACTCATCATTGCTAAGTTTCTGGTATTGATACCTCGTTGTTCTGCAATCATTTGTTTAGAACGATCTCTATTTAAATCTATGTCACCAGTTCGTTCCAACATTTGTTGGTCATAGTCAGCAATAATAGCATCTACAGTATTACCAGAGAGCATATTAGCAGTCAGTTTACCTACTGCTTTTCCTTTAGCCTTTTCCCCTTCTTTTTCTACTCTTCGTTTAGCAACAGTAGCATCTACACCTTCTTGTATATTTTTCTTTTCTAATTGTCTCTGGCTTAACTCAAATGCTTCTTCTTCTTGGTCTTGTCTTTTATTTATTTGTGCTATGTCTAAATCGTATGCTTGTTCTGCTAATTTTTTATTTTCCTCTTCTAAATCCTGACCTTCTTCATACGCTTGTTCTTGTGCCATATAATTAGCGTAACCTTGGGCTATTAATAAAGCACCATAAGCGTAGGGATTACACATTTTTTATCCTCATAAATTCTACAAAGGGAGTTCCAGCATACCCAAAATTAGGTATGACTCTGATAAATGAAAAACCTAAAAACTTTAACCATTTGATTGCGTTATGATTATCCACATCAACGTAATTATATAAAAGATCCCAATTAGTAGATAAAAGACCATCTACCCACTTCTTTCCTGTTCTTAAAAATTTAATTTCTATTCCTTCAAATTGACCATCACTTAATAACCAAGGGATTCCTATGCGGTCATTTATTATACTTTTGTTCACACCAAACATACTTTTAATTACTCCGTTATGAACAATTGTATACACTTCATCAGAAGCATAAAAACCAGCACATAACGAATCCACAGGTTTAGATCCACTTGCTCTCCATATTTCTTCTTTGTCTTGTATACAAACTCTTGTTGCTAAATCAAATACATCTTCAATAACTGATTTACGGAAATAACTAGTTTTCCCTTCTTGATCTGATGTGGTAGAACCCTTCCCATTCAGCAGATTGGAACTCGCATGGGAGGTGAGATTCTGATAATAGTTCAAGTTTGATGTTTTTGGAGTTTCCAAGCAAAGGTACTTTAAATGATCCTGAGCCGATAATTGAGGTTTGGTTGGTTTTATTACTTGCTTGGGAGACTTTTCTTCCAGTAAAGAGTTTGTCATCTGTATCTTCTGTTATTCTGTTAGTATGCGTCACTCTTGCAGTAAAGTTTCCAGTATTAGCAAAGTTTAAGGTCATGTTCCTAAGTTGTAGTCTTGATATAGTTTGAGGTTTCTGACCTTGCCCTACAATGATCTCACTAAACTGAAACTTAAACGTAAAAGACTGACCTACATAGATTGGATTACTGGCAGATAGAGTAAGATCTTGTGCTTGTGCTAATGATAAAGTGTTTCCAGCTTTGTCTATATATTTAAGACTAGAACCATCATCATAATATACAGTATTAAAGTTAGTTAAATTACTATCACTTGTTATTTTAACTCTTCTATCCAGTAAAATTTCATGTTCACTTGTTGTTGCTCCGACTGCTTCATCCTGTGATAATTGCACTTTCTCCAAGTAAACTTTATTACTCCTTTGTACAACCATAAATATATCATCTTGTACAAAAGTAATAGCAAGGATGTCAGCATCAAATTTCCATTGGGACCATGAGGATTGAACTTTATTTTGTCCGTTCCAATAGTAACTATAAACCCACATGGTTTTACTAGAGTCAGTATCATCTGTAATAAGACATAACATATTGTAATTACTGCTGGCTATCATTTGTTTAACACCACCAGCAATGTATCTAGGTACATGACCAGTTACATCAGTTGCATCTTTTACTTCTGTATCTGTTTGTAAATAAAACTCTCTTATGGTACTAAATGCACCCCCTGGACTTGCAAAGAACACATATCTTCCTGCACCTACTGGAGTAGTATCTAAATCTGCTTCAAACTCTGTTGTTACATTAAGGCTAATATCAAGGGGACTAAGGAATTCTGCTGAACTAAGAATAAACTGAGTTTGATCAGAGAAGATAAGGAGGGATTCTGAGAAAGGAAGTGCGTGTTTTAAGAGAGAAACACGATTAGTAGAAACTGTTACATCAATAGGATCAGTATCAAGTAGGTTTAATACTGTAGGTCTGAACCAGTTAAGGAATTTTCCTGCTTCAGTAAATATGACACTTTCCTCAGAAAGGACACCCAACCTATTCTGATGGAAAAATATATCACTAAGAGTAGACCCGACAAAAGAAGGAAAGGGGTTAGAATCGTCATCACCAGCAACACGACTAGACCATCCAGCTTGTTTAATACTAAATGTCCCATTTGTCTCCTTTATAATCTGTAGGGGCATTGTACTAGGATCTAGACTATTCTGAAGACCAGTAGCTACTGTTTCTTCATAGATCCCTTTAGTTTCATCTGTAAGTTTTACATAAAAATCATCAGCAAATTTACTATTATCCCCTGTGATCTTTATGATCATATCTTTAGCATCCGTAGGACCAGCACCAGGAAGTTCTGCAAACCTTAGTGTGCTATCTTTAAATGCTTGTATAAATCCGTTGGACCTTGAGTCTGTTACTCTTATTTCAAAGTCACCAGAAGTAGAAGGATTATCTGTTTTTGGTTGTGAAGATTTTATATGTATAACAGAACCAGTAACAGTTGCAGATAAATTACTAAATATTCCAGACCCTAATATATTGTCTAAATCTTCTGCTAAAGTAGCTTGTCCAAATATAGTTCCATCAGTTAATGCTTTTGCTATTTTGTCTGTAGCAATATTAGTTTCTTTAGCACCCCCTGTTGAATCAGCAGTAGTTACTTTTGCTACTTCAGTAAAACTAGATTGCCCTGCTGGTTTTATTTCTATTGTGTAAACATTAGCATAATCCCCACCCCTTACATAAACCAATGCTTCAGGGTTTCTAGCAGTAGTAACAGTTGAGCTTTTTGCTACTACTTTATTCTTATTAACCAGATAGGTGAAATCAGCTACAGTCGTAGCAGTAAAAGCAGTATTGGGATTACCATCGGTGAGATAGGTTTTAATCTCGTTAAAGGTATCCCCAGAGGTTATAACACTATCAGTTGCATCCCTAATATTTACAGTCTTAGCAGTCCCATCACTAGCATCAAATATTTTTACAAGGTCACTAGCAGTAGACCCTGTTCCAGTAAATACTGATATAAATGTTTCTGTACCTGACCTTCTAATAGGATGGATAAAAGTAGAAGAATAAGAAGTATCTGATAACTTTGCTACGTGTTGAGTTCCTGGCCTTTTCTTTAATCCCCTAACAGGATCACTATATCCATTCTCTTGAAGATCCCCCTGCGATTTATCTTTGACTGTAGGTGCTTGTTGACTAACTCCATTCAGTAGGGAAGGAATTAGATCAGAGATTAGTGGCATTAAAGAAACCCTAGTCGTAACCTTTGAGCACCAAAATGATCCCGATTCACTACCCGATACACAGAGTATTCATCGAAAGCATTGTGTCCTGCTATTTGACTTTCTGCTTCTTTTAATTCTGCAAGTGATCTAGCTTCATCTTCTTTTTCATATCCATACAGTTGTGCGTTACCTATAACTTGTTGGGAAAAACGTCTACTAGATTTAATTCCTATATACCTCTTGGCAATCTCAGGTAAATTTTCAAATTCTTCCTGAGTTACAATATCTATATAGATACTCGTATGATTGTTACCTACATCATAGGTATGATTATAGGGATCGTAGAGTTTATTGACTGTACCCACTTTCCTCTGAATCATTCTTAGGTGACTACTGGTTCCTACACAATCAATTTTAAGTGTATTTAGGGGTAATACTACTTGCTTACTTTCCCCATCTGGAACAAATTTCTTATTATAGTCCGTATTAAACCACCAACCCTCAGATTGCGTTTCTCTATCTATCCTACCAATAATTGTTTCTGCTAACTCAGCATCAGTAAGACCAGAAGATAAAGCACTTACTGGTGACTCACCTATGCTTGCCAGCATAAGATTAACTAAGTCTAGTTTGGTTGTTGCGTTATAGGACATTAGTTAGCTTTGGGTCTTCCTTTTTTCTTAACTTGGGGTTGCTCTTGTGACTCTTTTTGAAGTCTTAATTCTTCCATTTCTCTCCATACTGATTTTGATTCACCAGCAGGGCATGGTCTATGTTGTTGTTCTCGTACTACTCTATCTAAATCAGACATAATTACTTTTATTTAAGTGAGACAGGGGGGCAAGGGCAAACCCCCCTGAGAGGTAGAGTAGCCAGAGGGAGATTATAGCTACTCTAAGGGAACATCAACTACCAGTTGCACGTGCAAGGTAGCAACATTCAGGACGTAATACACCATGTCCGACAGCCATCTTTGCTACCAGTAATGTACCTTGTCTACGAATGTCATATTCGCTCTCTGTTTGCAAATTCATAAGTTGTACAGTACCTACTGCACTTTTATGAAAAGCAAGAAAACGAGTATTACCAAGTGCGGCCGCATTGTTAGCAGTACCATTACCATAGTACACGTTATTTTCACCAGTAACTGCACTACTAGTATTTGCAGATGGTAAATGATTTGACACTAAAATAGTAAACCCGGCAAGTCTAGGCATATTAGCATTAGCTATATCACCTTGCCCACCATAGTCTCTATTTACTGCTTTTGTTGAATCAAGAACATCATAAAAATCTTCAGGATTTAATACGATATACCTGTCATCTTTAGGGATGTCTAATTCATCAAACTTCTGAGCGCAATCAAAAATCCTAGCTACTTTATCATCACTAGAATCATAATCGGCATTATTAACTGCAATAGAACTTCCACCACCAGATCCACTATTAGTAATAGTAGTAGTAGTATTAGCACCAATGTGTACTAATTTAAGAAGATTTTCGTCCATTCGCTTAGACAATGCTCGTCCCATTTCTGTACTGTAGACACTACGTACATCATAGTGAGATCGTGCTTCATCTAACTTATCAATGAACACATGGGAAACTAAAAGGTCATCAATAGTAATAACCTTTTCTGCTTGTTGAGGAAGAGTAGCACCCAGTAATTCATTTCCAGGTGTATGGTATGATGCAGTTGTCTTACCAAACACAGGAAATTGTGCAGACTTACCTGAACTAATTGAGCGTTTCATAGTACGTGAAAGCATTACATTTGCTTCTTCAAAAGCAGTAATAGTTTCACCACTAAATACCTTTAAAAATAGAGCATCATCTGCATTAGCAGCGTTTATTTGTCCTATTCTATTAGGCGTTGCGGGACTGTTATCAGCCATAGTTATTTTCCTATATGATTAATGTTAAGGTACGACATTAATTACACCTTAGTCACTAATCACAACAAGTTGTCTTTCCTCAGAAAGGCTTGTTAATTACATGACATTGGAGTTCGCAAGTTTGTCGTGAACTTGCTTTCTAAAGCTGGGATCATCGGTGTACCTAGGATCTTTCATGTCCTTAGTTACTTGTGCCATTGATGTATAGGCACTCGATGAATTTGTTCTTTGACCTTGGATTAAATTTGGGGCCGATCCAGTACCCATCTGGTATCGTGCATGAAGAGAATTAACTGCAAACTTAGCAGTCTCTATATTATTTAGGTCAACATTAGCATTGAATACATTTATCTCATCTTGAGATAGATTATCTTTAGCCCAAGCAGTCATTTTATTATAAGTATCCTGACCACCAACTAAGTTATAAACAGATTGTTGTATTAGTTCTGATCTAGCTTCTTGTCCATCTATAAAATCATCTACAAAGCTTTTTGGGATACCTGCCTCTTCCAACGCTTGATACGATTCATTAGAAAGTTCACCCTCTCTCGCATATTCAGCAGAAAGAGATCCAAAGTCCAGTCCCTTAGCCTCCACATATCTTTCAGCTTCCTCCAAAAATTCCTCATTTTCATCAGAGGAAACATTATCAGATTCTTGAGATCCTTGAGATAACTTTTGTTCCAGATTTTGGTAGGCATTGGCTAAATCCTCTGGTGAATTAAATTTCTCTGGTAACCACTCTGGTCTGTCAAATTGTTCTACTACTTCTTCTCCATCAGCAAGAGAAGCCATAGCTTCATCATGACCTTCAGGTGGTTGTTCGTTTTCTTCTGGTGGTACTGATACTTGATCTACCATATATCCCTTTTATTTAGTTGTGTATTTTCGGCCTTGCCATGTAAATGTTTTCTTTCCTGCTTTTTTCTCCCTGTTATAAGTTTCTCTAAATGATTTAGCCATTTCAGAACCTTTGCGAAAGATAGGGTAGTTACCTCTAAAAGCTATTGGTTGACTATCTTTATCTTTCTGCATTCTTTTTTTAATTTCTTCTTTACTATCAAACTGAGCTTTTACATTCCTACTACCCTCTGACTTAGAGGGTGGTACTCTGGTAGGTTTCTTTGTAGGTGCTTTCTTGTTTTCTGACTTCTTAGAAGTAGAAGCACCAATACCTAAAGCACTTAATACACCCAATAACATCCCAGCTTTACCACCTTTACTTTTAATTCTAGTAGGTGCTTTTGGTGTATTAGCATCTGGTTTCCTAGTAGTTTTCTTCTTAATTCTTTCTACTACTTTTTCTCTTCGTTCACCTTTTAATGCTGGTTTGGGATCTTTGACCCCTTTCATAGGTACATATTCTACTGTGTAATGACCTGTGTTAGGTTTCCCTGCTCTTTTATCTGCAATTAACTTTTCTGCTACTGGTTTTTTAATACTGTCAACTACACCATCCTGAAACTGTTTATAGTATCCACCTTTTTTACCACCCCTCACATATCTTTTAATTACAAAGGTACGTTTATTACCCATGTACTCAGGTGCTTTATTTCTATTCTTTAATTCTTTTTCTAAATCTTTGGTAGGTATAAATTCTTTCCTAGGGTCTTTCTTAGGTGGTCTACCTACTTGGTTCCCATAAGTGCCTTTACCTTCTGGCATATTATCCTTGTTGTTGAGGTTGTTGTTGTGGTTGTAGTCCAGCCATTTGCATGATCTGAGGTAGTAGTTGTTTACCTATTTCTGGACCCATAGTTTTAGCTATTTCCATAACCATTTGTTGTTGTCTTTGTTGTTGAGCTTGCTGTTGTAGTTGTGCTTGCTCTTCCTTAGACTTCAACAACCCTTGAGGATCTATCCCTAGTGATACACCTACACGATCTATAAAGTCATCGATGTTGATTTGTTGTAAGAAACCTTCAGCTCCAAGAGGTTGAAACATCTGCATCATCTGCATTAGTTTCTTTAAGTCTTCTGATCTACTCATTGCTTCTAGACCAGTAATAATTTGAGGTCTTACTACACCTTCTGGTAGAGGTGGTACTTTGTCTTCATCATTAAGTTTCTTGAGCATCAATCTAACCAGAGGTAATTGAAATTCTTGGGACAACAAACTAAATATTCCACCTAACCCAGATTCTATTTCATTAGCGAGTAGACGAACTTCAGTAGCAGTAACTCTCTCAGCATCCCTTTGTACAGACCCAGACATAAGGAATGCACCAGCAAGTCTGTCACTAATAGTTTTAATCATGCTCTCAGCAATCCTAAAATCTACTGCTTTGTTAACTTGCAATACACTCACATCATTAGCATCCCCTTGGATGATTGCTCCGTTAGGTGAATTAGCTAATGATCTGGCTTTAGTTGTACCATTGGGACGTACTAGGAATAGTACCTTTGCAGAGGATGCAGTACCTTCTACTAATGCTTGTGATAAACCTTCTAGTGAACGTAAGTCACCTAAGTATTGTTCTACTAAACCCCTCCCATAGGATTCACCATCAATCCTGTCAAACCTAAGTACCATCCAAGGGAAGTTATCTAACTTATATGTTCCTGAACTATTAGGTACTTCTATTTCTTTTACTTCTTGTCTAACAACCCATTGGTCTGCTTCTCTAATTATCTTTGTGTAGAGATCAATACTTTTATCTGAGTCATCATTAGTATCTTCTTGTTGTATTTGGTTTCTTATTTCCTCTGGTAACATAAGAGGACTTACAGATTCCTTAACGATAATCTCTAGGACATTCCCCATAGCATCCCTTTGGCATACATATCTCTCCAAAGGAAATACTCTCATGCCACCTTCTTCAGGGAAGTAAACTAAAGCATTACCAGAAACAATAAGATGTTTTAGCATCTCAAAAGTAGGTACACGTACTCTTGTTACTTCTATTTCAGACATAACAGCACGTTCTATAGCACCTAATGCTTCCTCAACTGCCCCTCGACCTTCTTGTTTAAGTTGTGGGATCTCAAGATCATCCACCATTAGTCTAAAGAAGGGGCCAGATGGGGGCAGTAAGGCAAGAAGTAACTTAGAAGCAAGAACATTAACTGCTCTAGCACCTACACTTTGGTATGGTGTAGGAAATATGGTACTAGCTGAATGTCCTTCTGGAGGTATGAGGTAGGGTAAAGTTAGTTCGGAACAGTCCCTGCTTCTTGTAAGGAATATGTGTCTCTGGGACTCTAGTTGGGAATACCTTGAAGCACAAGATTGGTTATTTATCACGCAGGAATTTGTACACCGACTGAGGAACTAGGAATCTTTAATGCACCAGAACGTACATCTTTCTCATTTCCCCTTCTTCGTCCTCTTCTTCGTCTGCCAGCAAGAGTAGGATCTTCTAGGGTTTCATCATAACCACTCATACCACCCATCATTCCTTGTCTCTTTAGTGCAGTATTAATTTGTTTGCTAAGAGAAGTACCAACAGCAACAGCATTATTTAATGCACCAACTGCTTCACCAGAAATATCAGTTAGTGTGCTTTCCATGTCTTTGGGTAAATCAGTAAAAGTTTCACCAACTGTTGTTACTTCTTCTTTTACATCCTCTATGTCTTCACTAACGTCTTCTATTGCATCATCTATTTCTTCTTTTATTTCTTCTTGGTTTTGATTGGAAGTAGGGTTACTGTCTGCTCCACCCGTACTACTTTCTGCACCCCCTGTTACACCACCAGTTCCACACATAGTATTCCTTTAAGTAATTATAGTTGTTGTCCCTGAAGACTGAGATTGTGAGGGACTAGTAAGAGTAGTAGGCAAGTCTTCTCTTATTCTAAGACTGTTCATGTTTTTTCTTTTCTTTTTTAATCTAGGATCTATTTCACCTTGCCTAGCATCTAGGTTAGTTACTTTTGTAGGTGTAATGGTAGTATCCATTTCTGGAGCAGAGGAACTACTATCATCATTATTTAAGTAAGTATTAGGATTTAAATTACGTAGTAACAACCCTGCACCAGATTGACTGTCAGGACCAACAAAGGTATCTACTGCATTACCTATATCTAAAATAGGATTCCTAATTAAATCATCGAATGCTTTACCTTCAACAGTAGAAGAAGTTCCGTCATATCCTCTTTTTCTTCTTTCTGCTACTTGGTCATACTCACACATCAACCTTCAAACTCCTGCATATCCCTACGTTCCATTAACCATTCAACCATTGCTCTTTTTCCTGCATACATAAATATTTCTCTTTCTGTCATATCAATAGTAGGACAAGCAGATGGGAATAGTTGATCTAGATCCTTTACTAACTGTTCTGGTATATCTAGATACAGTTCTTTTTTACCCTCTAAATCCATAAAAATCGGTTTTCCAACGTAGTTAAAAAATATTTCCTATGGGGTTGGGTAATTTATGGGTCAAATCACCATCTCTTTGTATCCTTGTGAGCCTTGCATTTATCTTTGCGTATTCCTTAGTTAGATCATTGTCTATGTAGGTATCTACAACGAGTTTCCATAGGTATTTTAATTCTTCTACTCCTTGTAGTATCTTTCCTGCTCTCTTTATCCCCAAACCTTTAACACCCACTATATTATCTACAGTATCCCCAGCTATGGTTTGGCACATCCAAGTAAAGTCTGCTTGTTTTTCTGTTATTTCTACTAACTCATCTTTTATATAATGTAATCCTGGTACTGTTTGTAGATCCTTATCGATAGTCACACATACTGCTCTGTTGTTCTGTGTCTTTACTGGTGGTTCTACTTTCCATAATTTTGCATAAGGATCTTTAGCAGTAATAAACTCACCTATAATATCATCTGCTTCATATCCATCTTGTTCTATATTGTACTGATATACATAACCTAATCTTTCTCTTATTCTCCTGAGACACAAAGGTTTCCTCTGGTCTTTCCTGTTCATCTTGTACTCAGGATAAATTTCTTTTCTAAAATTGTTTTTATGTGACCAACAAAGAACAGGAATAACTGTAGGATCTCTTTGTGTGTCTCTAAATCCTTCTACTATTTTAGTAATGGTATCAATAGCTATGTGGGTTGCTTCTTCTTCTGAACTCCAGAGTGTCCAAAGATCCTCATCCCATTTAACTGCTTTCTCTGCATTGAAAGCTGATCGGTATGCTACTATGTCTGCATCTATTGCTAAGATTGTCATTAGTGTGTCTCCATCCAAGAGTTTCCAATTTTATATTCCCCATCCAGAGGACATTTGAAATCGTAATATCGTTCTGTCTCAAAAATTTTTTCCACAAAACTTTTTCCAACTTCATCAAGATCCAAGGTTTCACTAACGCTTACCTGAATCTCATCATGTACCCAAAGAACGATCCTTGCTAATCCATTGTAGGATCTAATAATTTCGTCATTTACTAAACTAATCCATCTTTTACATAATATTGCCCCAGCAGATTGTATTAAGAAGTTGAGAGCAGAATGAGTAGAACGAACAGGAATATGCCTACCATCTAACCCCTTTAGAAACTTCTTCTTCTCTAGTGACCTAGCAATATTATTATTCAAGCTAGAGAAGCCAGTAATGTTACTCATGAACTTATCTTTAAGTTTCTTACCTTCTTCTTTACCACCACCAATAATAGACCCTATTTTCTGTGATCCAGCACCATAAAGTAGGGCATAGATAAATGTTTTTGCTTGGTCCCTAGTTTCTAGTCCAGCAGACTTCTGGTTTTCAGTATGTATGTCACTTTCTACTACTTTTTTACCATAGGAACCATTGTCATACTTTGCTAAATAATGAGACAATACTCTTAGTTCCAATGAGGACATATCTATACCAATAAACTTGTGTCCTTTATCTGGTAAAAACAAGGATCTACATTCTTTACCGAAAGGTGAGCGAGTAGCAGGAACTTGTCCTAGATTAGGATGAGTGTGAGTTGCCCTAGATGTATATGTACCAAGAGGATTAGTTCGGTTGTGTATGATGTAACTACCATTCTCTTTGTTAGCCAGCTTCAACCATGCTTGTTTACCTTCACTAATCTGAGCTATTCTTTTTTGTAGCAGTAAGTAGTCTGCTATCATTAGTGCTTCTGGTGTACCTAGTTCCCTAAGTACAGCTTCATCCACTATAGGATGACCCAGAGGTGTTTTCTTAGTAGGTTCCCATCCTCTTTCTATTAAAACTTTGGCTATATGCTGTCTTGATCTAGGATTAAAATTTACATTCTTGATCTTGGTATAATCTTTTTTCTTTCTTGTTCTACCTTCTCCGTTGTTTACAATCCAAGATCCAAACTCATCCTTTAGTTTATCTTCAAATCCTACTCGTTTTAGTGATAGCTTTTCTTCTAATGCTTTTGCATCTTTCCTATTAAATCTAACACCAGTAAATCTCATATCAGAACATATAAGTTGCATAGAATGCTCTAGTCGTACAGCATCTTGTACACCAGAGTCTTTCATCTTCTTCTTTAACTTCTCATACAACTTAAAGTTTAGTTTTACATCATTGATGCAGTAGTTAAGCATATCCTCAGAGTATACCCCAAAGTTACTACACTCCATCTTGGGAAAGTTTAACTCTTTACCCCAACTATCAAGACTGTGAAACTCTCTAGTAGGAAAAAGCAGTCTAGAAATAGTAAGAGTATCCCTAGGTAATGCTTTAGGAACCCAATTGTAGATTTTGTTTATAAAAGGAATGTCAAAGTCGATGATATTGTGACCAACGACAATCTTAGCTGAGTCTAGGTATTCAATTCCTGCTTCTATTTCTTTTGGACCGAATGATTTTATCTCCCATGTCTCAGCATCCATAGTAACGATGCAATGAATAACTTTTCCCTGCTCATAAAAGTTATCTGTCTCAATATCAAAAATCAGCGTCCTCTTCTTCTTCATCAAAATTTATTTCCTCTAGTGTCTCAAATAATCTTCCTGTCTCAGGTGTATATCTCAGTACAGAACAAGCACCCTCTTCCCCCGAATATCTATTTTTTAATACACGTACTGTAGTTAAGTGCTTATCTGTCCCTTGTTTATCCCTCTCCAGAGCTATACACATATCTGATAACTGAGCTATAGCCTGAGATCCCCTAAGATGATTTAATCCTACTCGTTCACCTTCTTCATGACCTTTGCCCCCATTGGTTCTTTTTAAATGCGATACAAGCAATAACGCACATTGGGTATCCTCAACAAAATCCCGTAGGTTGGTCATGAGGTTATCTATTTTCCTTCTCTCATCCCCTTCCCCATCTCCTGAGACAATAATAGAAATGTGGTCAAGAATAATTAACTTACAGTCGTATCCTTTTACAAAATGACGTAACTTATCCTTAATACTGTCTTCTGAGGAACTACCCCAATGTTTATCGAATACTACTTTGTTTCCCAGATCCAGATCCTTGTACCAGTTTTCCCATTTATCTAAATCTCGTTCTTCCTGTGAATGTAGATGTAGTGGTTCATTAGCATGAAGAGCAAGTAAACCAATAGCAGAACGCTTAGTGTTTTCCTCTAGTGCATAGTAGGCTACTTTGTGTCCTTGTAAGATAGTGTTGTATGCTACCTCTCTACAAAACTGTGACTTACCTACTCCTGTTCCAGCAGTAATACAAACTATCTCACCACAACGTATACCCCTAGTCATCTCATCTAACTTAGGGAATGGGTAAGGAATACTTACTTCATCATGTACTTTTATTATTTCTTCCCATATTTCATCCCCTGTTACTATCCCCTCTGGTTTATGAGGTTTAGCATTATAGATCGCTTGCATGAGATCCTGTTGTCTGTTCTGCATCAGTAACTCATTAGGATCTTTCTCAGGAAGTTGAACTATCTTGCATTTACCATAGGACAGTAGTTGTGCTACTTTTTTTGTTGCTTTATCACCAGCTTCATCAGCATCAAAACAAAGTATTACTTCAGGGAAGGATTCAACCCATTCTAGGTTTTCTTTTATTTGTGTAACTGCATTACCAGCACCTTTAGTTAAAGATACTACTGGTCTTTTAAGGTTGAATACTTGTGCTACAGTTAAACAATCAATCTCCCCCTCTGTTATTATCAGAGGTTGAGGGTAGGTCAGGTTCTTTTGTGGTTGAAACTTGTTCTGACCAAAGAGAAGAGATGTCTTCCCCCTCCATTTGAAATCCCTGTTCAACCCCCTCGTCTTCTGGGCTATGTCTACTCCGTTCTCTGTAAAGCTGATTACTGCTGTTTTTACCCCTTCTAATAACGCTTTTTGGTAATTGTAGAATCGGCAAGTTTCCTCTGTTATTTTACGTTTAGGTAAGTCTTCATAGAATAACTGATCCCTAGGAATTAAATTAAGTTTCTTCTTAGGTTTCTGTTCTACTGTTTCTGCTACATCTCCATCCATTGTTCCCCTTTTTTCACAAGTCCAGCACCAAGTGCTACCATCGTCATAAACTGATTTGTTATCTTTACTACCACAAGAATCACAACTTACATTCTTAACCCAATTAGCTTCTTTATAAGGATGTTTGCCCATTAACATAATCCTCTATATCAAAGTATGGTTTTTCCTCATCTTTAAGTAATTGATCCTGACCTATAACCCTTGCATCTGGATATACTTTTTTAAGATGAGAAATAAGAAGCAGTAATGATTCTAGTTGTTCCTCGAAATAACTTTGATCTGTAGGTAAACCTTCTAAATTTCTACCACCTACCAAAGTTATACATACAGAAGACTCATCATAACCCCAAGTGTGACTACCATGTTCTTCTAGTTCCCTACCCTTTTGTATTTCCCCAAATTTATCTATAAGAAAATGACAACCTACAGAGATCCATCCTAATGCTCTATGCAGTCTATCTAATTGTACAATGTCTAGTAGTTTGTCAGGTTTAGTATCAGTACAAGTAACAATAATAAAATCAGTCTGATTCCTTTTCTTTATATTCACCAAACCATGAGGTAGGTACTCTTTGATCTGCATAGATAAATCCATATCTTTCAGCCCATTCTGCTAATGAAGGTTTAGTATTATCTTTTCTTTTAACTGCACCTTGGTAAGTACTTTCACAGTTATAGAATACAAATCTTAAATCTATCTCTGGAAACTGTTCTTTAAATTTAACGTATTTAATTCTGTCTTTTAATCTCAGAAAACCTTTTACTTCTACATAAATACCATTAGGTAAAAGAATGTCTGGAACGTAAGAGGTAGGGATGTCTACATAAAACCTTTTAGGCTGATATATACATCCCTTTTGTGGAAGTGCCTCAAACACTTCTTTTTCAAACTTTGATCTAAAAATCGTCTTCCTCTTCAAAGATCGTTTCTTTCCCCTCTTCCTTGTATTCAAACCCTTCTTCCTCTTCAAATCCAAATCCATCTGAATTAGCTGAGTAAGGTACATGGTTAATAACTTGTACTGCCATTGGAATTAGGGATACACCACAACCAGTTCCAGCAACACTCCAAGTTCTAGTTTTATATGCAATCTTGACAATAGAACCATTGCCAATACTAAATTCAGGATCAGTAATTACAATACCTTTAGCATCTACTACTGTAGGCTTCTGAGTAATGACATCACCTTTCCTAGTTTCGTACTTAGCCTTCATCTTAAACTTGAAAGCAATACCATCTTCTTGACCATCTACTTCATTTACTTTGTAAGGTGGATTTGCTTTTTTTGGCTTCTTACCATCTACTGTGTGTTCTGCAACAGCATCAGTAATATACTGATCCACAATAGATTTAAACTCTTCTGCTTCTTTACCTTTTAAAACAAGGTTCCCTTCATACACTCCTTGCGGATTATAATTAGTCTCTGGTCTTATCATCTTTAACCAAAGTGCTTCACCTTTTGGTGTTTTCTCTAATTGTTTCATTTCACTTCCTATGCGAAAAAGAAAGGTGATTCCCTCACCAGATTAATATCCAAGTTCCCCCTCTCTGGTGGACTTGGTAATGCACTCTCTGGTACTACCATTGAGGCATCCTTTAGAAACTCTTCACATACATCCCATTGTTCATACATTTCAACAAAGGATTCACGTAAGAGTTTCTGCATTAATGGCATTTGTGCCACTAAACTTCCGTAACTATCGTGTATCATCGTCACTTGATTTAAATCATGTTCTCTACATTTCTGTAAAGTAAGAGTAAGATGACTAGCATCCATACTATGAATAAAATTAGGTGGCGTAGCGTTACCAGTTTTCCAACTATCCTGCTTGCTACCTATTGGGTTGCCCTGAACATTAGCCATGATTAATTTACCATCCAGTACAGTTCTTATTTTCCTAGATCGAACTTCTGGATAATTTTGTACTACTACAAAACCACTTGGGGTTCTCCATTGTACTGGTACTTTCTGTTTTATAATCTGTCTTGCTACTGATTTAATCCATTGCATTCCATTAGTGGCTGCTTTTACTTTTACTTTAAGTGCATCCTGTATTTTACTTACTAACCAACGTGATTCTTTAAACGCATCTGTTACTCTTACACCATTGTTAAAAGGCCACTCTACTTCCCCTGCATACTCTATTACATAACCATTTATGTATTCGGTAAACATATGAGGTGTACCCCCATAAGGGAATGTCATAACTATTTTCTTCAGCATGGATCTATCTATCAGATCACTCTTCAACCAATCCCTAGCTAAAGGTTCATTTGATTCTTTCAGTATTGCTTTTACTTCATCTGCTACTTCTTGGTATAAGTCTTGTGGATTATTGGTATAGGTGAGGTTGCAATAGTGAGCAGTTTCCTCATCACCTAACATAGCAGAGTAATGCTGGATACCATTCTGACTACCATCGGTATGTACCCAATAAAAACTTTTGTATCCTAGTCCATTAGTTTTGTACTTTCTCCACTCCTTACAGAATGCTAGAAACTGCCAAGGTTCATCTGCTTGGGTCCACCATTTAAAATCAAAAGGTGCTTTAGCACTCTCTATGATTTGATCAGTATGATAGTTGACCCACTTAACTCTGTTCTCCATATTGGTTTTATCAAACCCATACAAGTTTGCTCCTGCTACTGCCAAAGCATTCACTTGTTCGTCTTCTGTAACAGGCATTCCTACTGCACTCTGTAGAAGGGATTTAGACCAATCTGGACCTTGGGGATGTAAGAAGTTGTGCATGAGGTAATATCTACCTCTATAATCACATTGGGCTACATAATTAAACTGTTTGTGTTGCATTAAGTCTTTAGCCATTTGCAACCCTCTAACAAACTGCAACCTTCTGCTGTACATCTGATTGTTTTTCCTCATCAGCATGGCATAAGGTTTAGCCCACTTTTCCCATACTTCTTTTTGTTCTTCTGTTAGAGTTTTCTTTTGTGTTCCTGGGTATGGACATTGTGGTAAGTCATAAGGTTTATTAGGTGGTATTCCTTCCCACTCTGCACCACTATCGTAAGCCTTTTGCATCAACTCATACATTGGTATGTTGATAGCAAACTCTGTCCTCTGCATTTGATTTAAAGCATCGTACACAAGGGGCATACTTACGTTATCTAAATCTTGATACCCTGTCTTTTTATGTAACTTAATTGCACGTAGTCCTTTTAATTGACTAGTGTAATAACCACCACCTAATGTTTTCTCTTGCCAATCTCTAGGTGTTACTACACAAGGCATATATTGAGTAGCTATGTTTTCCCTATGTCTTTCCAGCTTCTCTATCCATTCAAGAGCAGAAGGATTAGGTACTAACATATTGATGGTTTTTCTTTTATTAACGTAGTTTGGTACTACATTAACTAATCCAGTTTCCCTGTGTATAAGATGAATTAGAATCTTACCCAACATGATCTTATCAGCATCTTCTAATGTAAGATCATGAAGATTTAATTGAGTCTTTCTGGAAAGTAACCAAGTCATAGCGTTTTTTTGTCTATACCTTGGATTACGTTTTTGATGTTCTGACTCTAAAACCCTCTTAAAATAATTTGGATTCTCTGTACGAAAGGTACGTAACCTATGTTCGTCTTGTATAGCATTACCTATGGTCCTTGCTACACGATATTCTGGATGGGATTGGGATAAACCATCTAGCGTACAGATAAGTGCTAGATAAGCTATTGTTTCATCTTCTAGTTCAAGAGATTCAACAACTTCTATTAGGTGAGTAGCGTAAGCTGGTTTACCAGTTTTACGTTTATCTATCCATTTTCTAAAAGCAGTAGAAATAGGACTTACTGCTTCTGACATAATAAAACGAACAGAGGGGAGTCTAGTCCATGACTCTTGGTCCTTAGCCTCCTTGCTAACCCTCTGATACCTTTTTTGACCTAATCTCTTACCCTCTAGTTCGAGATTAAGCTGTTTCTCCAGTACGTTTTGATACATAGTTACCCGACTTCCTGTCAAGTATCAGTTCATCTACAATTTTAAGTGCTTCTACTTCTAAATTTATTCTTGCAATAGCAATAAACTTATTACTACAAGAGCATTCAATAATACTAGTACCAGAATGTTCTCTATTTTCTATATGTCTTTTACCACAATAAGGACACTTGCTTTCTACTCTCATTGTACTCCATACATTCTACACATATTATGTGTTTACCTAATTTATTACTGGTAAGTCTTTTACATTGAGAACAAGGTACATAACTATGGTTACCCAATAGTTGTTTCCTCATAAACTGCTGGTTTGAAGTTTCGGTCATAATCATCTCTTTCTGCTTGTTGTATTTGTAATTCTTCTTTCTTATCATAAATCATCTGTACACAAGCAGAATAACCAGCAAGATCAACCAAGTTATCTTCTTTATGTCTATATATTTCTCTGGCTATTTTCATACCAGCTAACATAAGTGCAACCTTCTCAGGTGCTACTGGATCTGTATCTAGTATTACACCCCAAATAATTCCTATTCTTTCACAGTTTTCCAATGGGTGATCATAAGCCCATTGTCTGTCACCATTAACTAGTCTTTCTGCTTGTTTATTTACTGATTCTTTCATCCCCAATTTTAATTCTATCTATTTTATGTTTTTTATATAATGCTCGTTTTTCTTTTCCTTCTTTTTCTCTTTCTTTCCAATAAGGATCATTTATATATCTAGGGTCACCATCTACATATCCTAGTACCACGTTAAATTCATTTTGTAGATCATGAATCCAATCTTGTAGGAGATTTAATTTTAGTAAATCTTTTTGACTTCTAAAATCATCAGACCATTTAATACTTCCGTAATCTTCATTAAATAGTAATGTTACTGCTTCGTATCTAGACATATCATCCTCTCAAAAAATTAAAATTAATGGGCAAGGTAAAGCTCCACACTTTATTCATTTAAGCCCAACCTATGCATTGTTAAGTTAAATAGATCCTTGCCCATTTCATACTGCTTCGTAGTACAAAGCAGTTAAATCTTTCATAAATTGTTTGTCATACTTTGCTACTTGATTTGCTGGTACAAACTTATGTTTAATCTCACCATCTACTAATATTTCTACTCTCTTTTGACCTTTGTTCTTTGGTGGTCTACCTATACAAGCCTTGAGGTGGTTTTCTCTTCTCTTCTTTTCACTCTTTCTCATCCTTTTGTATACATAGGGGTCTTGCTCTTTTTTAAGACACCCACATGACTTTGTATTTAGAGAATTAACTGCTTGCTGGTATAACTTTTTATAGTTGCCACAACTACACTTATATAAGTTTATTCTGCTACCATTCTTATCTCTATGAGAGAACCTTACACAAGTAAGTCTACTACCAGCTACACGACCAGTTAGTTGACCAGTATCATTAGGATGCACTTATATCCTCATTTGTTAGATGGTCTTGTTTAACTACCCCATGTTTCCTAACACTATCAAAGGTCCAGCTATAGACTTTGTAAAACTCAGATCCAGATACTAGCTTTTGGCTAAAAGCATCAGATAAAGCAGGAAGTTTAGTAATGGTTCCACCTTTACTTTTGTATGCTTCTACTGCTTTATTAACTTGTTCTCTAGAGATTAATTTATTCTTGCGTACCCTCTTATGTGCTAATGCTCTACTAGCAAAAGTATTTTGCCCCATAACCCTCTTTATATAATCTTGCAGAAGTGCAAGTATGTGAAGTTGTAGTGAATTAGCAGTTATGGCAAAAGCGGAAACTTAATTGTCGCTTATGGAGTAAACTGGTAATTCGTAGATATGAAAAGATACCATGGCACAAGGATTATTCCTTGTCAACCCCTTCATCCATCTTTTTTATTTTTTCTTCTATAGCTTGCTCTACAAAACTTTTAAGAGGTATATCTAACTGATTTTTCAGCATAAACATTTTAGTTTCTCTTACGAGTTTTCGGGACAGCACTACATTGATAACCGAATTTCTGTATTCATCTTGCATTATTTTCACATACTCCTATGGTTATAGATCCTACCTATAGATCCTTTCTATAGTTGGGAATTAGAGAGAGAGGGGTGCGTGAGAAACACCCCTCAACTTCCTACATTATGTTAAGTGCTTCCGCTTTATTCAAAGCATCTTCTGCACTAATATTTAAATAAAGAGAAGTAGAAGCAACATTAGAATGACCTAATAGTTGTCTACACGTTTCTATATCCCTAGTTTTACCATATACAATACTAGGTTTGGTCCTACGTAAGCTATGACTAGAGTATAGTTCCCAATCTAATCCTGCTCTGTAGGCTATTTCTTTTACTATATTCCGATACATCTTATCACTAAGAGGTTTCAGGTTACCCAGCTTGTCCGTTGCTCTGCTTGGGAACAAGGGATCATTACTTTCTAGTTTTCGGGTTCTCACCCATCGATCTACCAGTTCCATAGTGAACTCTGATAGTCTACATGAAACTCGTCTACTTGTTTTCTTTTGTTTGATCTCTAAGTTCTTGCGAACTCTACCATGAGAATCAACTAAATCTTTTACCCTAAGATTTATTAAATCAACACATCTGAGACAAGTATCAACATGAACACAAAATAAAAGTTGGTTTCTACCATGCAGGTTAGATCGGATAGCAAGGATCTGGTCCTGTGTAAAAGGGAGTTTTTGAGGCATTTTCTTGAGCTAGTTGAGAGATTAGAGAGAATAAATAGTTTTCGGGGAGAAGTTTTCGGGGTGGAGGATTGGCAGATAGCCAAATGGGATGCCTAAAAATTACACCGCCTTTTTTTCTATACCTATTAGTCATTAATAAATCCTATAAAAGATATTTAGTTTTCGGGCATCCTGCCAA